CTCTTACCAAAACCGGGACATTTAATGCATATCCGTTTAATATCCCATCAGATATTAGTATTTCAAGTTCATCCAAATTTGTTTCGACACTTTGAAATACGACGTTCCCACTCTGAATATATTTATAGTTGTCAGTCAATACTTTAAATACTATTACATACATATAACCACACATTGAACAATAATATACTAACATATTAATGACCTTAATCCTTGTATGTAACCGTTCAAAAATACAATAAAAAAACCGCTTCGATTTACTGAGGCGGTTTCGATTTTATAATCTATTTCAAGATCATACATTGAGGCCATTGGCTTTAATCCATTTAAAATTTTTCCACTCTTTATTATGGTCTCTTACCCACGATAAAGTTCTTTCAGGTATTTTTGTAACCGTGTTTTCTGACCTCATTACGCCGGTTGTAAAGTATTCCCTCATTTCGGCCTTTGTGCAAAGTATTGTCGTGGTGTAACATCTACAACCATCATGAAACCCTGACCATTTGAATGTTTTCGGATATATGCCAACTAATTTATCACAGATATCGCACACTGGTTTTTTATCATAGTGATTATTTGATAGATGTATTTCTATTCCAACAACGAAATCAAAATCCCGGGATTTTGCCATAATAAAAAATGTTAGTTAAGTTTGCTTAGAGAATCGAATATTTACAACCTTACAAACAAATAATCATATAAAAGGTTCAAAGGCACATAAAAAAACCCGGATCTCTCCGGGTTCTTAATGTTTCAGTGCTGTTTTAAAACCGATTGTACTTTACGAAGGCATACGAAGGGTAAAAAAACAAACCTTCAGCATCATAGATCATTAGATTAGTGCTGATCCAAGCGCAATCAGTAATTTTAGGATTAAGCTTCATAAATTCGGTCATCGCTTTGCAAACTGGTAAAATAGATTTCAGTCTCTCGAGCTCTTCGGCTGTCTCAGCGTATTCACGAAACGAATTTTTGTAGGATTCCACGCCCTCAGTAAGGATTTGAACCTTTCCGGCTTCGATCTGGTAATATTCCCAATAGATATAGTCATGCATTGCGAATACTTTGTAAGGAATTGGATCTTTAAACTTCGATAAGCTTGCAATAAAACCCGTAAGGTCTGGCATTACCAGCAACTCTTTTAATTTTTCCGCATTTAGCGCGATCCCTTCAAACGAAAGTTTTTTCCCTGTTACCAATTTCTCCCTCAATAAGCTATCAACTTTCTCAGGCAATGGCAACCGTAAAGGATCAGCACCTATGAAACTATGCAATTCGTCAAGCGTCAAAGTGTTGACGGGACAAATTCTATTCCATTCGGCTATCGAGTTTTCTATTAACCCTTTGCCATAATTAACGCTCATTTCCAGATTTGCAATCTGATCCTTGTTTTCTGCATACAAAATTTTTTCTTTACTCATAATTTGATTTTTTAATGTTAATGATTATTTACTGTTAAATGATTTTACTACAAATTGAAATAATTCGACTGCCTGATAAAGTGATTCCTGATCACGATAGACATATTTTAAACTGTCATCTTCGTCACTGTCAATCTCTTCCATCGTGTAATTAATACCCGTTTTTAAGCTCTTAAACGGCTTCGATAAATTACCTTCATCGAATGTTAGTATCTCATATTTGATGGTCTGGGCATTACCTAAAGGGATTAAATCCGTGTTACTTTCGGCTTCATCAATATCAAAAGTGAATTGGTTTTTGTCTGTCAATTCGGTAATTGCACCAGATGAAATGGCCGTTAATAATGTCAGTCGTTCATCAATGCTTAATTCCTGTAATGTTTTCATGTGATTTTTTTATCTGTTATTTTTAAGAGTGCACAGGCTTATAGGGCGTGCGTACTTTGTTTGTATTCGATTGATTTAATGACTATTGAAACACTTACAGAAACGTCACGCAATTTTTTAGAGATTTTTTGCATCGTTTTGGTCATTATTTAGGTTCCTGAGACAGTTCACGAATCTTTTCAACTCTTTGGATAAGCTCTTCGGTAGTGAGCTTTGAAAGGTCAATCTCATCAATCAGTCCCGGTAAAAGGTTAGTATCTAAGTAACCATTCTGCAAAGCCTTTAATAAGACAACCTTAATCTCTTTCGTTATTTTAATTTTCATTTCCGCTACATTTTAGGAGTTGGTGTAAATATTTGCCTTTAGGAAAAGGTACAAAGTCATAACCGGCTGGTGGCGTCTTAACTTTTTTGCCGACTTGTTTTAATACTAATTTTTTCTTCATTGCTTATTGATTAATCGGTTAATAATTTCATCAAGTTGCGGCTCAGAAAGATCTTCAAAATGGATTTGCATTTCTGCATTGGTCATCTGAGGCACAACAAACTTTAATAAACGCTCATAGAACGCTAATTTTTGCACTGGTTCCAGCTTAGTATATGATTTCTCTAAATCACTAAATTGAGACTCTAAAAACGTCTTTATTCGTTGTCTTAACTCAGTGGTAATGAGGTTAGATTTGCCCTTTGGTCTACCTCCCGGATTGCCCGAAACTCCTTTTTTTTGTCCCATTATTTTATGTTATTAAATGTTGTTTTCATAAATACTTATTAAATTAATTTAATTTGGTTACCAGTCCGCCTGTAATTATTCCGGTATCTGCTGTTATTGTTTTGCTTATGGGATCATAACTAAGGTGTCTCAATATTTCCGGCCTTTGTGTTATGTTCGCCTTGCTTATCAATTGCAGAGTGTTGTTTAATTCTGTGCTTAATTTGTCCTCATAATATTCATCCCTATAATTCGATATTTCAGCATTTAACCTGGTGGGATAAAGTAGGGGGTAACTAAATCCTAATATCCGTAATTCATCGCCCTGAACCGTTACAATGTCACCCAGTTTTAAGGCTGTCTTATCCCTTAAATAACGAGGATCAAAAGTTAATTTATATTTGATTCTCAACTTAGAATAGTAAGATAGCCATTCATTGGCTGCCGTCGTTAACCTGGCCTCTGCATTGGTTATATAGGTCAATGGCATATTGATATCAACTAACGTGAATGCATCCCCGATTTGTGGCCTCCAATTTACTGAAGGTAATATCTGACCATTAACCGTCTTTGCCCTGAAGGTTACTTTCGTATTGGGGCTGTCGTACGGCTTCGTTATTTCAAAATCATTACCTGCCAGCTGACCATCAAGAAAAACGATTTTAGCGGTTACGCCGTTAATCCATTGTATGTTTAAATCAAAATCAATCTGTGGACAAGTAATAGTTAAAAAGTCAGGCGAAACGACCGAGACGCTTCCAGCGAATTGTGGGTAAATGTCGGGAAACTCAACCTCCTTTTCAACGATAAGAGGATAATTTGAAGTATCTTCAATTGGTGCGATGGTTAGCGTGTCAGAACCATAAGAGGCTGTAATATTACGCTTTGATCCGGTTGGAATTATTCGTGTTACCGTGTTCCCGTCGTCAACGTTTTGTTTTGAAAGGGTGTAAAGTCCTTTATTCACTCCCCTTTCAAACGTTAGTCCGGTTGTATTTTCAACCTTTGTAACGAAGGTTAATTCTTTACCATTTATCAAATATTCGGCGTTAAACTCAACCGCTAATTTATTTAATGCCTCTCTGCATGTAATAGATTGGAAACTAATAACTTTCGCGTCTGTTGCTTTTATTGCGCCTTTAGTCCATCCGGTATAATGAGAAAGGATTTTATCAATAAAAAAATCTAAACTCCCGTACATTTCCCATCTTGTTTTTCCTGAATCCTTAAATATCAGATTAAGTAAAGAGTATATTTCGCCCTCGAACGTGATATTATATTTAAATTCAGTATCGGATATTTCATTGAGTGCCGGATCCCTGTTGATATAATACTTTGAACCATCCAAAAGGATATAATCCCCGATTGAAAAGATTAATTCCTCTGAAACTACAACCGGACAAATGATTTTATCCTCTGCCATTAATCGTTTATGAAGAATCGTCTTATCGTCCACTACAATATCGAATTTTTGAACGTTTGAGCTATTATAGATTATCATCTTTAAAATTGTTTTTATGGTTTATACTTCGATAAGTTCATTTTTTATTAAGTAGGGACACCCTGAAATAAAGCATCCCTATTTATTTCAATACGCCGGATCAATAAAAATCTTTTAACATTTCGATCTCATTTGAAATTATGTTGATTCCTTCGCATAGGATTCTGATTCTTGGAAAATTAGTGTTAATAGGATCAATAAGTAATTCTTTGATCATTTTTCCCATCGCTTCACGTTCGTCTTCCAATTCGATAACTTTGTTTTTGATCTTGGTTTTTGTTTTCATTGTGATTATTTTTAAAATTATTTATTAATGTATTTATATTATTCTATTTGAGCGTATTACGTTTGCCGTGTCGGTTATTCATCCACTATCAAAACTTAATGAATCACAAAATAAAGTATCAGATAATTCCATGGAGCGTAAGAGGTGCCCATTAAACCAGTTTATCGCGTCGTATTCTGCCACTTGTACCAATGTTTCAAATGATGGTGGTGTCGTTACATTCCCGAATTGTTTATGGTCGAATCTGAGCAGGTAATCCGCAATATCTAAACCGTCGTTTCGTTCCTGTTCTGTTGCGCTCCTTTCCAGTAAATCAGAAACAGAAAACCGGGTGCCAATCATTCGATCATTAAAATCTTTTGCTTTATCGCTCCATTTATTGAAGTATTTCAAGTCGGGAAATAAATGAACGGTTCGCCCTTTCAATGCCTGAAGCTTTTCAAGATTTAATCCATCTTTACCGCCAACGGCTAACCAAATGAATCCGGGCAAATAAACACTGGCAATAATGGCAGTCTTTTCACTTTCGACAATTGCAATGGGTTTTGTTTTATCTGTCAATAAGTGTTCGCCAAACAAACATTGTCCCATCACAAAATCAGGCAGTTTAAGTACACTTTGCGCCCAAGTGATAAGACTAATCGGTTCTTTGATCCTATGGCCTGTAATCGGATTAAACTGCATTACCTTGCCCGTTCTTATCTTTCCCTTGGTGTCGATTTGCCAAAAGATTGACGAACCTGGCCAATGCTTTGAACTACCAATAAAATATTTTACTATCAGGTGCCCGGCAATCTCTTCACCAAAAAGAGAAATCAGGAATGTGACGAAGTTGTTTGCCTTATACCCTGCCAATGATGATTTGAAAAGTTCAGCATCAATAAATGATGGTTCCGGTTTTGGTGGTGCCTTTCTGATCTTTTCCGGCTGTATCGTATCAAAAGAAATATCGTTATCTCTGAAATACTGTGAAGGGGTGTAATTATGATTACAATTTGCTTCGTGGTTACAACGTCCCACCGATGGGTGTATGTGTTGGCCTGTTGCTGTATCAATATAACGAGTAAAGGATTTATCCTTACTATTACACGCCGGGCAATGGTGCCGGGTATTCGCTCCCTTATATGGTTCTAAAATAAATTTGTATTCGTTCATGTGTTTATGTTTTTTACTCGTACTTCTCGTACCACTCGTACCAAGTACGAACGGTACGAATGGTACGAATTATTGAATGGATTTTTTAAGTTGCTTTCTAACTGCTCCCTCTGTAATTCCTAACTGCTTTCCGATTTGAATATTTGACAAACCTTGTCCTTTTAATTCTGTGATTTGGTCATGTCTGTTTGCCCGGTCGGATTCGGTTAATTGTTTCAAATGATCGTATTCACTTCCAAACTCAATAAATTGCATATTCAGAAACGAATTTTGTTTGACAACTTCGTACACTATCACATTTTCACTATCAAACTCAGCTTCGCATGATCGTACTTTTAATTGCTTGACATATCGAAGGTTTTTGTCCTTTGCACTTCGCCCAATGGTAAATACTGCATCGGCAAAATTCGCCTTCATTTTTGAGCCTTGTAGGTCATTTAATTGGATTGGTTTGCAGGTGTCAACTTTCTTTGTGTGCTCCAAAAGCAACATCGTTAAACTAAAATCAAACTTTAAATTGTTAAGGCTATCCATTAGTGGTTTTGCGCTTTTTGCCTGGTCGGTGTCCCCGGTAATTAATCGGGTCATATTGTCGATAATTACAATTTTTGCACCCGTGTTATTGATTAGACTTGTAAGGGATTCAATAAAATAATCTTCGTATGATACTCCGTTTGGCATCTCAAACCGTCTCTTAAATACAACCCGGTAAAAGTTCGGATTAAACACAAATTCATTTTCGTAATTGTCCGAATATCTCCCCTGAAATTGCTTGTCTGATAATTCAAGATCTAAATAAATTACCTTTTCCGTTAAGCTTATTTCATTGGCTATTTGTACCGCAAAAATGGACTTTCCTACCCCAGTGTCAGCGACTAATATAGTAAGCTCATTTTCAAAAATAAGACTGAAAAACAGCTTCTTTGGTATTGGTTGAGACTTCGCGGCTTCGATACAGTCTTTTGCAGTTCGGCAAATGAAAAAACCGGATTTGGTGCCTTGTTCATTATCCTGTTTCAATAGTTCGTTAAACTCATTATTGATTGATTCAGGATTGATCAAACTAAAATCAAATTTTGGTTTTATTCCGGGATTAACACTATCTTTGTATTGTGCAATTAAAGGGGCTGATTCTGTGGTGGAATTGGCTTCTTTCATTATGCCCGTCCCCTTTTTTTGATTAGTGCGCTGTCAATATCCTGACAATATTCACTTTTAGTTTTAACACGGTTCTCAGTCATCCACGCATAAACCTCTTCACGCTTAAATAATAGTTTGCCGTCCCTGCGATAATGAGGCATGAGATTTTTAGACGTGTTCCTGTAAATAGTTGGTTTTGCAAGTCCGGTAACGTCTACGCAAATATTAATCCCATAAATTAAGGGGATTTCCTTTTTTTCATGCTGAAGAACTTTCTCTTCTGATCTACTGTTAAGAACCGATAATAATTGTCCAACGGTCAAAAACGTAATCGGTGTTTCGTTCGTAATTCCATCAATTTTTAGATACATGACCTTTTCTGTTTTGGTTAGGTCAAACATACAAGGGGGGTTTTGGGGATTTTTAGGGAATATAATAATATATAAAAAAAGTGTCTAAAGTATATCGCTACACCTTAGACACTTAGTTAAATTTTAGATAAAAATTATCCCTTTTTATCCCTTTTTGTTCTATATTTTGTGTTTTAGTTGTTCAAGTGTGTATTTTACTGACGGTGACCAGGTGTTTTTTTTATATCTTACATGCTTAACGAGAACATTTAAAAGTTCTGTTCTGTCAATGCCTGCATCTTTTAACTCTTTCGAGTGAGCTTCAAGTCCTGTCCTTGTTCCAATATAATCCAAAGATAAATTTTCTATAAATCCCTTATACCCCCTAAGGTGGCGTTTAAGATTGGTAAGATCATTCGGTTTGATTACCCCAAACATTTTTTTGAGAATGTCATCAACAATACATTCCTTGTCGGTGTTACTTTCATTTGATCCGGCCAAACAATCCGTAGTTTCTGATTTATCCGATAAATGTTTTTTTATGGCTGGCAATCGTTTGATATATTTCTCAAACGTTATTCGCTCATTAGGATCAATGCTGTAATCTTTGAATAGTAGATCAAACTCGATTTTGGATAAATTCATATAACGTAACTCTTTATTAATACTCTTGCAACCGATCAAAAGGTAATTGTATTTTACCACACCATGCATTGAAGATGGGTTTAGAATAAATTCATCAATATTTTCTTTGAAGAAATTATGTTCCGATTCTTTATTAATTTTTCTCTCAATCAGCTCAACTTTAATACTAACCACTTTTGATAAACTTGTTGTTTCTTCAGTTTTCAAAATGCGATTAATCGGATCATAACTAATATATTTTGTACCAAGCCACATACTAACCGTAAACATTAAATCCCGGAATACTGACTTATATTGAGACGCTTGTAAATCAAAATACTCTTTCCGGCTCCCATCTTTCAAAACATATTTATTGAATTTTATCAGTTCATCGTAAAAATCAAAAAACTGATATTCTGTTTTATTTTGGGATGCATTGTAAAGCTTCAATAATTCAAAGTCAATTTTATCAATCGTTTCATCTGAATAATTTAATTCTGTTGCCATATTTTAAATATTTAATTCTTTGGTTAATTCACAATACTAAGTTTACCGAAAAATTTAGTCCTATCGAAGCTCATGTACTCTTTTGGGGAATTTAAAATCTGCAGTTCGGCAATTTCTTGATAAAGTTTTTTACGGTCCTCTCTGTTCTTTTCTTCCGATTTCTTGTTTTCTTCTTTTAACCATTCGATAAATCTGCCATCAACATCTGCGGCAAATTTTAGTTTCTCGCATTCTTCACGGTCATCACTGTTTTCTTTTCTTAATTTTTTGTTTTCTTCTTTTAACACTCCGATACGTCCGTCTCTGTAAGCTACGGCAAGTCTCAGCTCTTCACATTCTTTAAATATTGTCTGCAAATCATTTGTCTGATCTTGAATCAGTTGGATTAATTCAGCCTTAGTCGATGATTTCAATTCGTCTAACTCCGTCTTTGTCATTTTTTTAATGGTTTAAATTATTTATTAATGGTGCTTTCATAAATTTTTGTTTGCGTCTGCGATTACCTTGCTCCCGAACGAACTTAAATAAACCTTTGTTGTCGAAAGTTCTTTATGTCCCAACGCTTCACTGATTACGTCCTCAGGAATATTTGATTCTTTTAATCTCATTGCGTAGCTGTGGCGTGAAACATAACTTGTCAGTTTAACATTTTTAAATTCCAATTTGTCGGCCAATTTTTTAAGATGGATATTAAATTTCTTGCTTCTGTTCCTGATATGCTCATAAAGTTCTTCACCTTCATAACCTTTGATTGAGACAATAGGAACGAGAAAATCCCCTATCAATGAAGATCCATTTTTAAACCAGTCCAATAGATTTTGAATCTGTTCAGATATTTGAATATAAATAAACCTTGCTTTGCCCTCTGTCTTTTGTCGTTTGTAAACTATGCACTTTGTTCCGCTATCGAATTTTATTGAATCTTTGGTAAGTGCTGCCATATCTACAAAACTCATTCCCTGACAATAATAAGAGAATAGGAATAAATTCCGGCTCCAGTTCAAAGGAAGAGTTTCCAAAGTAGCTGTTTTTAATTTCTCAAGATATTCACTTGGCAAATATCGTTTTGCAGTCTCTTCCGTTAATCCTGCCACTGAATAACCATTTTTGCCGAATGGATAATTTATTTCTGACGCTTCTTTATCAATGATCGCTTTGTTTAACAATGCCCTTAATGCCCTCATATAATACTTAACCGTATTACCGGCACAACCTCTTTCACTATATAAATAGTCGTGAAAACTGTTTATATATTTCAAGTCAATCTCATTAAATACCCGGCTCCCAAAATTCTTATCGTGGAGTTTAATCATATTCAAAGTGTTTTGATAACAAATCTTATTACCTACATGCCCGGATTTACTCAACTTTTCAATGTGCTGTAAAAAATACTGTTCAATTCCCTTTTTTTCTGATTTGTTCAAAAACGCTTGTACAAATTGGTTGAGTGTCCAATCAATTTTTTTATCGTAAAAGTCCGCGATAATATCATCACATCTTTTCGCATAGATATCCAAAGTATTATTATTTAAACCTCTGTCGGGATGAAGTACGATTTTCTTTTTGTCATTGTTCGGATCTCTCAATTTTTTATCAAGTTCAAACCTTTGATATTTACTATTCCATTGTCCGACCATAGCCGTAATCATGGGCAAAGTAATTGATTTGCGCTTGTTATCTTTTTTAACGTACAATATGACCGGATAAGCTCCGTCCTTTACTTCATGCCCTTCGTATGCGTCCAGTGCAAACCTACAGTGCTTATTTTTCATAGCTTAAATATTTTCCCCGACTGATTCCCGACTAATATTATATAAAACACTAAAAAAATGTCAAAATTTCTGTAAATTCATATTATTGATTTACAGTGCAAATATACATATATAGAATTAAATAGCAAAATATATAGAGATTAAATTCCACGTCTGGGGGGCGAGGGGTCGCAAGTTCAAATCCTGTCACCCCGACTTATTGAAATACCGAGGGTTAGACAGCAATGTCTGACCCTTATTTTTTGCACATGGTGCTGTTTTAGTGCCGTT